AGGCCAGGGGTATAAAATTTATAGAGATCCGGGAGGGTGTTAGACGTCAGGTGTATGTGACGATGAAGATGGATTGCCCGAACCTTACTGATCTAGGATGCAAGATCTATCCAGTTAGACCCAGGGCATGTCAAGCTTTTGACGGATCCATAGATCCGGAAATGAGGACTACTTGCTTGTGGTTAGAAGAAAATAGAGCTTGACTTTATGTAAGAAGTATGCATATGATATATCCAAGATCGGAATGTAGCTCAGCTTGGTCAGAGTACCCGGCTTGGGACCGGGGAGTCGGAGGTTCGAATCCTCTCATTCCGACCATTTAGAAAGGAGATGAGGAAATGGGACTCAAAGAGGACGCTAATGCTTATAAAAACATGTGGCTCGCGGAGCTAAAGAAGCGGCAGGAGCTTGAAGATAAAATTAAAGATATATGGTATTTTTTTAAGAGCATGGCCGGGGAGGAGGATTGAGATGCTTATTATAGATGCGATGGAGTACATTAGTAAGATGAAGGAGCTACATCGGTACAAGGTGCGGCTGATCGAGATGAGCGCCATGGTGGATTACTACCGGGAGAAATGTTATAGCATGGAGAAGGAGTATCAGCGCAAGAAGTCTAGGGATGATGCGGAGAGGGCGAACTCCAAACCAATGAGTGATAGTGCTGTTAGAGATCTATTTGGGGGGATCTTCAAGTGAGACGAGTTAACTTTGTGTTTCCAGAGAAGTTGTATAAGGAGTTGAGGCAAGAAGCCAAGCGTCAGGAGACCACAATGAGTGCGCTTGTGCGAGTTGCTATTAGACTGGCGCTTGATGAGAAAGAGAAGGAGGAGAAGCGATGATGGAGACCGAGATGTGCCCGTGTAACTGGTCATTAGATAAATGGAGAAAGGCTCCCAGCACTGACATTTGCAATACTTGCGAATGCAATTCCAATAGCGAGTATAACCCCACGGTTGAGGAGCTGCTGTTCAACCAGAAAGCGATAGGTATGTGTTATGAGTAAGACCGATATCGTTAGGGATGCCCTGGAGAGGTTCCCGTGCTTGCCACTTAAGACGGTAGCTAGATATGTGCTATATAACTATGGGGATATATTTGATGGTGATCTGGAGAAGATCAGGAGCGCTGTACGCTATCAGACCGGGAAGAAGGGTAAGGTGCATAGGGAGACTATCGGTGGAAAGGTCATAACCCGCGATAAGGTTGCTATGCCACAGACTTGGAGGAAGGTGCGTAATGCCTATAAGCTCGACCCAGGGCTGTGGCTGATACTCTGTGATATTCATGCTCCATTCCATGAGCCAGTAGCGCTGGAAGCAGCTATTAAATATGGCCAAGCCCAGGGAGCAACCGGCATCCTGTTCAACGGAGATATGCAGGACTGTGCAGCGATCTCATATTGGCCCTCATCCAACAAGCGCAACTTCGATAAGGAGGTTGAGGTGGTGATTGATGTGCTCGATCTCATTGATAATGAGTTCCCTGATGCAAAGAAGGTGTTTAAGCCGGGGAATCATGAGTATAGATTGCCACTGATGTACCAGAAGATGGCACCTGAGATGATGGGGCTACCGCTTTTAGCATTTGACACGGTGCTTGGATTGGAGTATAGGGGAATAGAGATGCTCCAGTATAACCAGATGGTGCTTGCAGGGAAGCTTCCTATATTTCATGGGAATGAGTTTCCTTTTATCCATGTAGCTGTTAATGCTGCAAGAGGGTTATTCAACCGCACTAACACCTGGGCTATGTGCGGACATTGCCATAGCACGAGTGAGCATACCGAGCGGAATGTGTTTGGGAAGTATCTCACTACCTGGAGTGTGGGTTGCTTGTGTGATTTGAGCCCAGATTATAACCCTTATGCGGCACGTTGGAACTGGGGAGTAGCTTTGGTGAATGTAGAGAAGAACGGGAGCTTTGAATGCGAGAACCGGAGAATCCTCCCGAGTGGTAAAATCGTATGATGGACTGGTGGAGCGTAGCAGTTAGCGTATTATATTTCATAGCGCTCGGGTTATTGGTGTACCGGGCCAAAAGGCGGCAGAGCAATGGTAGAGACGGAACTTGAGATTGTATTGCTGAAAGAGAACGCGGCACTGAAGGAGTGGATCAAGAGGATCACTAAGGAACGGGACTACTTTAAAGGTAGGTACTATGATTTGGTGCACAATAAGAGGAGAGAGGAGGATATATGAGTTATCGAGAGGTTGGAGAAAAGATAGGAGCCTTGGTTGATACCAAGAATGAAGCATATGGGGATTCGTTCAATAAGGCTGGTGATTTTCTTTTATTGCTGTACCCAAAAGGGATAAGCATTGAGCAGTACAAGGACATGCTCGGGCTTATTAGGGTGTTTGATAAGCAGATGAGAATAGCAACTAACAAGACTGCTTTGGGAGAGAATCCTTGGAATGATATAACTGGGTACGGGATACTTATGGCGGAGGTTGAATAATGCAAATATTCTGGGATCTTGATGGCTGTATCCGCGATCTAGCCGCTCCCTTACACGGTGGAGCCTCCCCATTGAGTTGGAGCCAGCCCCTCCCCAATGGTTGGGACATCTGCGCATGGATCAACGATAACAAGGAGATATTGGCGCTATGCCCACCCACCCAGTACTACTGCATAGCTAGAGCGCTACCCTCGATCAGCATTATCTCTGCTCAACCCGAGGGGTGGAGGCCATTCACCAGCGCATGGATACACAAGCACTTCAATATGGCCACTACTACAGTAACTTACGTTGATAGTGGTGAGGAGAAGTTGGATCTACTGGGTGCATCTGACTTGTTGGTGGAGGACTATCCCCTCTTTAGCAACTACTCACAGATCATCCTGATAGATCATCCATATAACCAGGGCGTGGTTGCCCCCTACAAGCGGGTGTATGATAAGTGCCAGCTGGTCAGGGTGCTAAAGGAGGCCCATTCATGATTACATCTAGCGATGAAGATCTCCTTGAGTACAAACGCTGGTGCCAGTACTGGATGAACAGGCTCCACCTGAACGATTGGGATGTGCGATGGGCTATTATCAAGCATGAGGATACCGCTTGCAATGCTTGGGCTCAGATCAGTCCGGGTACCCGCAAAGTGCTCTTTTGTCTGGAACCAGAGCGTGAAGAGTACGTTGATCTTGAGGAGCTGGCTCGCCATGAGTGCCTGGAGGTTCTCCTTGGGGATATCGGCAGCTACATGACCGCTTACTATTCCCACAGCTTGATCGATGATGAGATCCACCGGGTGATTAACCGGCTGATGGAAGCGCTTGGGGAGGGAGTACAATGAGATATCCTAAGCCATATTTCAAGTTGGACAAGAAAGGGATATACCTGGATATCGAGAAGTTCTATGATGAGATAGCGAAGTATCCGGATGGTAGCCCATTGCACAGCATATCCAGGGTGGAATCACTGAACATGGTTACAACATTCGAGACTATACTCAGGGGGTTTTCTCACTCAGCAAATAGCCACTCAAAGGTTAAGTTCTGGGCATTTAGATACTATCCCCACCTTCGTGGGTGGGAGGGATATAACGCTATGAAGTTAGAACAGAGCATTAAGGAGGCATGGGATAACGAAGGACGCGCACCATGGAGCACTCCCACTTATGAGTATAGACCGGAGGATAGCAATGGATAGGGATTCCACACAGTCCACCTGGGAGCGACCATGCGGGGGTAAGAACTACTCCCAACGCAACTTCTTCTGCTGGCTGGATAAGCTAGAGAAAGATCTACATGATGCAACAGTGTCAGATGAACTATACAATATTGCTGACAAGGGGGACGAGTGAGAGCGATAAAGACGCTAGTGGCACTAGCCCTCACGCTGTTGTTCCTAGCCACAGGGTACATCTACCAAGAGAACCAGTGTATAGCGATGTATAATGATAACCTGTCGTACCCAGAGGGGAGCGCTCCAGGGTGAGAAAGGAGGCCAATATTAATACTTACTATGTAAATTATAAGCAAACGTTTATTAGAAGAGACCAAATTGCAGCGATCCAATTCAACATAGATGAGGAATCAGAGCACTACGTAAACAACGCTCAGGTGTACCTTGTTAACGGTGGCAAGATCGTCCTGTATGGAACAGCTGGTGAGCTCGGCGAGCTAGCCCTGGCTTTTAGTTCTAGTGTGGTAGGCAACAAGGGTAGCATCTGAACGTAGCAGTAAGAGCACTCTATCGATATCGAACCAGATCCAGCGTCTTGTTGCGAACTGGATCACCATACCACTCCCTAGCCCCTTGATCGCTCTTGGGGCTTTGGTGCATATACCCCACCCCATTCTAATGAAAATAGTGGTATGTTTTCACATCAAGGCCAGCTCTTGGTGCGTTTATGATCTATCATAGTTCTGCGAGCTTAGCAGCTCTCTTAGATGCAGAATCACACATCTGTGCTCCATCCCCCAGTATATTCCCGCTCGGGCATATAGT